CTTGCAGCGTGCTTCGCGGCACGACTGCCCCCGACTGCATACTTGCTCGCAAGGCTTGAAGCTGTTGTGCAGCAGCAGAAATCTGCTTCTGTGCGTTAGCGGTCAGTGCGCCCATCGCCCCACGGTTGGTTTGCGCGAAGTTTACCTTGTTCTGCGCCTCGGCGAGCTTATAGAGCTGTGCCGTCAGTTGGTTTATGGCTTGCTTTTGGCGTTCCGCGTTCTGTGTGGCGTTACCGCTCCCGCTCCCGCTCGTGGCACGGCTCTCTATCTGCGCCGCCTTTGCATTGGCGAGACGTGCCTTCGCCTCGGCTTCCTTTGCCTGTGCGAGGAGTTTCGCCTGCTGCGCCGCTTGGTTGATTGCGGGCAGTTTTATGTTGGCGAACATATCCGCAACGTCCTTAGCCATCTTCTTCGCGGCTTCGGCTTCTTTCTTCAAACTGTCGTCAAACTCCTTTGTCGAAAGACCGAGTTTGAACATCAAATTACCTAAGTCTGCCATATCGCTGTCTTGTTATATCTTTTTTATCCGTTGCTCATTAGTTCATCGAGGTTCACCTTGCGCTTCGGGCGTTTGTCGGGGTGGTCTCTGTACCATTTCTCCATTGCGGCTTTTGCCCTATCCTCGCCGTGTGGGTCGTTGTTCATTTCTTTCAACCGCTCCTTCGAGGATTTCTTGTGCTTGCTCTTCGTATCGTACTGCGTTATCACGTCGTCCGCGAAGAGGATGTCGATGTATGCCTTGCTCAATCCCCAACGGTACATATACTGCGGGACGCATATCAGCCCGAAGAACAGGTATCGGGGCTGCATCAGCCACCCCATATCCTTGCTTATCACCCTTTGCCGCCCGATGAAAGTGCGGCTTGGGTATGTTCTACTTCCGCTCTTGTCATCGCTTTCACCGTGTCCCTCATACTTACTGTTAATGTCGTACACATCAAGTACCCTATCTGCGGAGCTTTTTTTTTACCCTCTTCTATGATTGGGTACAGCTGCTCGGCTTTGTATTGGCGCACATAGTAGTACCAACGCCACAGCAGCCAATAGAAAAGGTTTATCTTAAAGTAGCCGTTAAGCACTATGAGGGCGGCTATCTTCGAGGGTATCTGCAACTCGTGCCGCGTGTCGGTCTTGCTGTCGAGGCTCACGGCGGTCATCCTGCGCAGTGTCTCGTTGCACAGGTAGTCCACTTTCACGTTCCTGCATTTGCCGCGTCTAAACAGCCTTTTCGTGCCTTTTATCTCAACCCTTGTAGGATTGCCCTGCGCCACGGCGTTCAGCTCTTGCTGTATGTCTAATGTCGCTTGTTTCATTGTTCAGAATTGACCTTGTAAGAAAAAAGAAAGGGCGGCGGCTCGTGTTATCCTGCTGCCGCCGCCCTCTTTGATTAAGCAATCTTTCTACCTTGCTCTACGCGCTCGCCTCTTTGAACTCCAAGAAGGCGATGTCGAAGTCGTTGGTGGCGTTCTCGGTCTCCACGTCGCCCGAAAGTGTGGCGGTGAGTGTTACCGCAAACGGGCTGCTCTTCGGGTCGCTGAAAGCAAACGATGTGGTAGCCTCCAAGTGGCGAACAATCAGCGCGTATGCGCCATCGCCGCTGATTACCATAATCGTTCCGTCAATTTTCTTCGAGGTGAGGGTATAGCCCACGCCCTCGAAAGCACCAGTCTTGCCGTTCACGTCCTCGGAGGCGGTCTTTACGGAAGTCGCCGTCTTGTCCCACAGCCAACCAAGCACGCCGTCGGCGATGGTCGGTATCTGAAGGGTCATCGTGCAGTCGCCGTCCTCGGTAGCCGAAGCCCAAGCGCGCTTCAGACCGAACACCTTGACTTGGTTCGTGGTCGGGTCTTCCATGTTGAAGTCGAGACCGTCCGTCAGCACGGGGAGCTGTTTGTCCCACGTTACGGTTGCGAGGTCGGCGGTGGAAATGTCGCCGTCCTTCCAACGTATCTCCTTGACATCCGAAAACACCTTTTTCAGAGTGCCGATAAGTGTCGTTACATTTGCCATGATTTTTATCCTTTCTGATTAAATGATTATTAAATTCGTCGTGATTGAGTACACATGAAAGCCTTTTTGGTCGCCGCCCATAGGGGTGATGATAGGGTTGAAGAACTGGTAGCCGTCCACCGTGCAGGGCAGCTGCTCCAAAATGCCTTTTTGCCACTGCGTGAGCAAGTCCAAATTCTCAAGACCCGTCTTTGTGTCGCGGATAAAGAGCTGGAACTTCGCCGTCCCCGTGCCAAGCGCGAGTTTGTCTCGGTAGCCGCCCGGCAATGACACGACAATGAAGCCGTCGGGCTTGTCCGTTGTGGCTTCAGGTCTGTCCGAGGTATAGACCTTCGGGGCGACCTTCTTCGCCATGTCGTACATCACCTTGTATATCTTCTGTATGTCGTACTCGTCTCTCATACCTTAATCCGTCGCCAATGCTTCCACGCCGTCGCGGGAGCGTTCTTGAAAGTGCTGATTAGCACGTCATAGTTCAAGTCCTTTTCTTTCGTCAAGTATTCCGAATATTCCGTGCCTGTCGTTACCACTATGCCGAAGGTAGCCCCTGCGGGCAGGCGGTAGCTTTGCAGGATGTGGAACGCAGTGCCTTCGCCGTAGTCGCCGTCGGTCTCAACATCGGCAACAAAGCCTTTCCGCTCTCGTCCGTCATAATCTATGCCTCTAAACGTCTCTCCTTTGTGGAGCTTTGTGGCGATAGGGGATTTAAGCCCTACGACTTCTCTTGCATTGATTATTTCGGGCTGTGGCATACCCTCGGCGTAAAGTCCCGCGCTGATTGAGGTTATCGTGTTACCTGTCAGATTGCCGCCGTTGTAGTCATCGACCGCTTGGCGCACAAACTCTATGGCGCAAAGTCGCATCTGCTTCCACACGGCTTGATATACAAGCATCCGTGCCTTCTGAAAGCCCTGCTCCAACGCTTTTTCTATGTCGTTAGTTTGCGTCATAGTTCCAATACACGTTGTTTCCCATCGTTCCCGCGTAGCAATCTACCACAATGCCGAACTGCTCCATACCTCTCGCGTCGGTGCATTTCACCTTGTCACCCGCAAAAGCCTTCACGATGATACGCTTGTACTGCTTCCCTTCTATCGTTACGATTTCGTCCTCCTCGGAAACTTCGGTGTCGTCCGTTATCTCCTTGTAGGCAGGGATAGCAAGCGTATATTGCGAGCTTTGCACTTTCGCGTCGCCGATGTTCCGTGTGGTGTTGTAGTTACGGCACTCTCCTTCGTAGAGGATTTTTGTCTCCTCGCCGTCAGAGAATGCATCGCCACCCTCGCCATCACGATACACCGTGCAAGTGTGCGGAAACCTCGGATTTGGGTACATCACACTCATAGCTCACTTCTAATGCCAATGCTCACCATCTTTATCTTCTGACCCTGCACCTTCTCGCCGTATTTGTCGTAGATGTCGTTTGCCATTGCGCGTAGTTGTCGGCTGTCGTATGCGGAGCGTTGGTAGCCGCCCTGCTCCGACTTCCATTGTCCGTCAGCTTCAGAGGAGTTGTTCCTCGTGCTGGGCAGACTGGCGCAATACATATACACATCGGCAAGGCACAAATCACGGAGTTTCTTGCGCTCGTCCTTGTCATCCGACAAGTCAGAGACAATCGTCCCCTCCGAGATTTCACGGTCGAGCAGGATGCTTCGCAACGTCTCGTCGGGTATGTCGTAAGCGACACGCCCTCGGAGATATTGCTCTATGGTCAATTCTGATGAACAAGCAGTCATTGTGTACTCTTTCTTTTATCTTGTTTACGCAGTAACGGTTGAGATGAACATATACTGCGGAACGCTCGGAACACAGAGCTGCGCTGCCTCGCTCTCAATGTAGATGGAGTGCGTCTTTGGCTCTGCGCGCTGCGTGAGCTTGAGGCGACCGCCGTCATACGAAGCCACCTTGTCAGCGTCGTAGCCGAGCGTAAGAGGTTCTACGCCTTGAATGTCGCCCAAGCGTCCTTCGGGGATGAAGGCGATGTTCGTAGCCTTGAAGTTCTCCACGGGCGAGGAGATGATGTCGGGTACTCCGTCATCGTCTTTACCGGGCTTGTCAACGTAAGCGTAGCTGTCGCGTACAACAATGCTGTCGAGGCGGCAGAGCTTGCGGAAGTTCTCTTTCAAGACTTCCTCGTTGGTGTTCTGCGCAAGCTGCGTGGCGAGGTCGGCACTGGCTGCGGTCGGATAGAGAGCAAGACCAATCTTCGAGAGTACCTTGCTGTGCGTCAGCAAGTCGTCCATCAAGTCCTGCGTCAGCTCCATGCGGATTTTGCCAAGATAGTGGTAGGTACGGCGGATAGCCTTCACCTTCGCCTTGATGTAGGCTATCGGGTCTGCGTCCGCTCCTTCGTTAGCCGTGGTGTGTTCTGCGTCAGTCCACCAACGGGCGGTGGTTTTCAGCGTGTCGAAGTGGCTGTCGGGTATGCCGAACTTAATGGTGATGCCTTTCAGTCCGCGAGGGTTGTTCTCGGTGTCAATGGTGAACTCGCCTGTTGACACGATGCGCATACGCTGGTGGGTGAGAGAGTTGTAGTAGCTCTGTATCAGCCCGTCCGTGCCTTCGTCGAGCAAGCCCATGAACACGTCCTGCATCTGCTCTGTGATGGCAGCCTGTCCTACGCGCTGAATGAGCTGGAGCTGCTGGCGCAGGGTTACTCTGTTCAGACGGTAGTACTTCTTCTGTGTGGGGATGTTGCCCGTGCGTCCTTCGATTTCGCGGAGCGAGGTCTCGTAACCGGGGCTTTCGGGGTCAACGTATGCGGGCAGAGTAGCCACGCCCAAGCTCGAAATCAGCTGCGCAAAAGTGTAGTCGAGCTTCGTGGGAGCGAACTCGAAGCCGTCAATCACGAGAGAGTTGTACTTCTCGTTGTAACGGTCGATGAACTCCTGCCAGCTGTCGCCACCCAAGCCATACTCAATGATTTTGAGCAAGTCCAATGGTAGTGTATTCATACTTTTTACCTTTCTTGTTTTGTTATCCTGTTAAACTCGAATGTCAAACCAAAGCCGATTACTCAACAATGGTCACTTTGCGTATCTGTGCGCCTACGCCGCCAAGAGCCGTAAGAACGGCATCGGCAAACATATAGCCATAGATTTCACCACCATAAACAACAGTCCCGGTGGCTACGGTGCTTGCGCTCGCTATTACGACATCTTCCTGCAAGAAGCCGTTGATACCATCGCTGCTCGTTACGTTAGCGTCGGTAAGAGCTTCTATCGTCTTGCCCGAAAGGTCGTATTTCACGGGCGTACCTGCGGGAATTTTACCTGCATCCACCCAGTCGGCAACGTTGCTTATAACGCCGCCTGCGGGATAGATGTCGGTAATCTCTCGCCAAACTTTACGCGCGTGTCCGTACTTGACGGACTTCACGTCAAAAGTGTTACCAATAGTTCCCATACAATCGTTACATTAAAAATTTGATATTATCACTCACTTTTGGCTACCCCAACCCTCTTTCTTCGCTTTCTTCTCGAAATAGCGGCTGGCTGCGGTCTCATGCTTACCCTCCTCTTTAGCCACTCGCGGAGGCATACCGCCGCCCCTGCACTGCGTAAACTCCTTGTCATACGCCTTCAGCATTTCGGCGGTCAGTTCCTCCACGGTCTTTGCCGTGTCGAACTTCACGCCTTGCAGGGTCTTGTCAAGCACATACGCATCGTTTGCGTTTTGCGCCCTCATCGCCGCTCTCACCTTTTTCAGCAGCTCGCCTTGCCTTGCCGCTTCCTCTTTCTCAAGATTTTGCGCTTTCAGCTCCTCAATCTGCTTTTTCAGCTCCTCCACCTCTTTGTTCTGCTTCGGCTCTGTGGGTGGCGTTGTCGGCGGTGTGTTAGGGTCTGCGGGCTTGTAGGTTCTCTTGAAGTCCTCGACCCTCTTGTCAACCTCGGTCTGGAATTTCGTGCTGAAGTCGTGGTTGTACTGCCCTTGCAGCGTCCTCACGAAGCTCATCGTGCGCTCCCAATAAGCGTCATCGGGTTCTGCGCCGTCTGCGAGCGGGTTCATGTCGATTATCCCTCCGAGGGTCTGTACCGAGAAGTCGCTTTGTCCGACTTTCTCCTGCAATGTTGAAATGAGTTTTTCTCTTTCCATGTAAATTTATAAATAGTTAAACGTAAAAGTCAAGTTTGGAAAGAGACGTTTTTCGTCAATCTTCAGTGGCAAAATTACAACAAAAACATTTCACTTCCAAAAAGTTTACGGAAAATTTTATCTTTCAGCGTAAATATCTTAAATTTGCAAGTAAAATTTTGGGTATCACGTCAAAATGCGGACGATAAGGGATAACGAAATACTTTCCACGGAAGAATGGCGCAGGCTGTTGGAAGCCGACCGCAAGAAGCGCGACTTCTACAAAATCATAGCGCAGGCTGGCGGGCAGAACAATATGCTCTCCTGCGATGCAGACGTGATGATTGGAGGAGGCGCGAGAGGCGGAAGTAAAAGCTTCTCTTTGCTTATGGAAGCCCTTTACGACATCAACAATCCGCGCTTCCGTGGTATCATCCTACGCAACTCCATTCCCGACCTC